AGTCTTCGCCCTTCAAAATAATTTCCTTCCAATTCAAAGTCAAGGCCATAATCGACTCTTTCCTTCCAATTGACGCAAAGAGGAGGTTACCTTAGGTTACCTTAGGTTACCTTAGGTTCCCCCATGAGAAGCGGGTACTAAAATTTATCGATTTTAGTATCCGTTGAAAATTGAAAAATAAATGAAAATGAAAATGAAAATGAAATTTATCTTTAATAAAAGTATCCTCCAAATGAATAATTCTGTGATAGAGTCGCATGTTGTGCCACTTCCACCGTGACTAAGCCTCCAATTAAAACTACAATTGGCACCGAAGGGGGTGTTCCAACCGCAGTTCCTTGTAAAACTACAGCTTGAGTTAATGGATTGGTATTCGCGACAGTAATATTCCAAATCGCACTTCCTAAGGTCGGTGCAATCGCACTATAAACCAACGTTCCGCAAGTAAAATTTGCTGGAAAAGTCCAGATGGGAATTTCCGCTGGACTACCGGCAGGAGTTATCGTTCCATTGTTTTGAATAAACTTGAGTGGGATTTCTGCGACCGCCATTTTTTCTGTATATATATATATATACAGAAAAAAATGGCAGTTGATATTCTATTATCCCCAAATTATCTTAATCTATTCGTTAACACAATTTCCAATGCACATGGACTCATCTCTAATACGGGACCCACCGGTCCACAAGGTATCTCAGGTTCCAATGGGCTTTTAGGTCCCACTGGGGTCACTGGACCTACTGGATTGCAAGGACCGCAAGGACCAGCAGGTGGAGCTACGGGTCCTACAGGCACACAAGGCACACAAGGTGATACAGGTCCAACTGGTGAACAAGGTAATACAGGATCGACAGGATCATCTGGTTCAACTGGACCAACAGGATTAATCGGCCCCACTGGAGATACTGGAGCCACAGGTATACAAGGTCCACAGGGAATCACTGGACCTGCTGGGGGAGCCACCGGACCGACAGGTCCTGCTGGAGGACCCACCGGTTCAACAGGTTCGACCGGTTCAACAGGTTCGACAGGTTCAACAGGGTCAGTCGGTTCAACTGGTCCAACTGGTTCATTTACCAGTCCAGTCAACACTCCAGTTACTTTTAGTGCCACAGGCACCGCTCTAACTGTTACCAATAATGCTTTTGTGACGGGTACACTCTCTGGAGGTACTGCCAGCTTTATTAATTATAGTGGAGGTTCGATGAATTTGGCGGGTAGTGGTCAAATTGGTGCAGGCTTCACGGCTATTAGTCCATTCGCCATGTACACCCCTATGGTGACTTGCAAAGGAACCGGAATACCGACCACGTTGACGAATCCGATTCTCTCGGGCTATGATACACAAAATAATTTCATTCAACTAGCGATCCAAAATCTCTCAACAGGTACCTCTGCTTCGTCTGATTTTATCGCCACCACGAATACCGGTACTAATACGACGGAATATATTGATATGGGCATCAATGGTTCGGGTTATACTGCTTCAGATTTAATTAGTACTCCAAAAGATGGTTATCTTTATGTTCAAGGCAATGGCACCGCCGGTATTGGTAATTTGAACATTGGTACAGCTTCGACTGGAACAGCAGTGAATTTCTTTGCAGGTAATACCACTACTAATCTTCTATCTATTAAGTCGTCTCAGACCAATATTAGTAATACTTTAACTCTCAATAACTCACCACTGATTCAGACTCCTAATAGTCTCTTCGCTTCCTCTTATAACACCTCAGTTAATGCTAATTATGCGAACCCAGGATTCCCACTGATCCCCACAGTGACAGGTAATGCTTCCATTACCGGAGGATTCTTAAAACTTTCTTATAATGATAATAGTTATTTGACCTATTACACCAGTCTTTCTAACAATCTTCCGCTCTTACAAACCGGAGCGATTAAAGCAATGATTATCCCTAGGTATTCAGGTGCACCAACTAATGTTCAAGTCTTTTGGTCTTCGCAAAATCATACAGGTTCAACTGAGAACTTAATTGAGATCTTTCATGTCCCAACTTCAGGTAATTTGGGTGTTAATATTTGGGATAGTACTGGATCAGCTATTGTTAATGCAGTAGTTTTTGGTGTCTGGTCACCAGTGGCAGGAACAGCTTACGAATTGGAATTAGACTTTGATGTGACTGTGGGAGACACTCGATTATTTATAGGACCTTTAGGGGGGTATTGTTCGCAATTCGGTGCGACGAATACCAGCACGGGAACGAGGAATGGACAGACCAATACTATCATGATTGGTCAATCGATTCAAATGGGAGCCACCATTACCGATTTTGATCTTTATAATTTCATGGTGTTCAATCAAGTCCAGCATACTTCAGGTTATCAACAAAATTATTCCATCTATCTCAGTGGGATGCTCAAGGGAACTTCCTCAGGAATTGTTCCAGCCATCGCTGGAGTTGATTATCAAGTACCTTTGGTAGTTACTTATCATCAGGTCACCACCAGTGGAACACTCCAACGCTTGTATTACAATTCATCAATGACACAACAATATACCGGAGCTTCCTCACAAAGCATCTGTTTACCGGATGCAACTACTTTGAGTCTAGGTTCGTCTTTTATCCTTCAGAATTACATCGGTGGAATTTATACTATTAGCATTTTCGATTATGATGCGATGACTTCAGTGGCAACCAATGTCCCAACTAATGTGGAAGTACAAGTCTATTTAACGGACAATTCCACGACTAATGGGACGTGGGCCTTAGCGAAAAGATCTCTTTTGTAAAGAAATTTGTTGTGCATATATATATATAGGTCCGATGTGGTATCAACTCAAAGGTGGTCCGCGTCATTATTTTTATAATTTAGAGACTCAAAAAAGAGCTATTCAGTCAATTCTCGAAGAACTAGAAGATAATCGAGTTTTATTTGAAGGTGCGGGTCTCTTTGATTCCATTAAGAGTCATTTAAAAGGTTTATTGCTCTCTTTAACAGGTAATCGTCGTAATCTTAAACCCTCTAATCGTGACATTCTCAGTCAAGTCGGTGATCAACCGATCGCCAAACTCTATGTGGCACGCCGTCCATTAGGCAATACTTTTTATCAAGTACTTTCGGTGATGCGTGGCTTTAGCGGTGGCTTTAGAGGTGACGAAGCGGTACATGACCAATTGTTCCATTTGTTCATCGTGGTTGAATTACAGGATGGTACTAAGATTCGGATTGAGAAGAATGAAGATATTAATTTGGTAAGATATACAGAATCTCAATTACCAGAAGAAGTCATGTCGGTTTCGTTACCTTCGGGTTCACAAAAGCTCACGATTCAGGGATTATTAGATCAAACTTTATCAACCATAGGGGAAGAAAATTTCTTTGATTATAATGCATTTTCAACCAATTGTCAACGATTCGTCTATGATATCTTACGGTCGAACCATTTTCCAATTTCCTCAGAACTACAGAAGTTTATTTTACAGGATGTGAGTGATTTAGCACCCGATTGGGGTCAAAAGATCGCTTACTTTTTAACCAGTCTAAAAAATCGCGCTAATTTAGCCATTCAAGGAGAGGGGGACATAAATTAAGTTTAGATTTTTTTGTAGGTTATCATATATATATCTAAACCAAGATGTCGCAAACCATTTTCACGGTTGTTCCAAACATTGATACTTCCCTACAACACAAGAACTTGTTCATCGAGGGTTCGAGTGAGTTCTTGATTCAGCAGATTAACACAGACAATTACAGCAATAATGCGAGCACTTTCCAGATCAATGTCCCCGGAAAGACTTCCTTTATGGATCGGTTCGTCATGTATTATCAACCTGTTCTGCTCACCTTTACAGGCACCACAAATGACGGCGGAAATTTACTTCGTGACAATCTAGATTCCCTCAGGTCATATCCGATGAGTTCTATCATGCCCTCAATTAAATGGCAGTCACAAAATCAGTCATTCGACTATGATGCTCAGCATATTACCTATGCACTGAGTCATTATTGGGACTCAAGACATGAGCAATTGTTCCCCTCTTTTAATGACACTTATGCCTCGTATTCAGACCCTTTGATGGTGGGGGCGATCAATAACCCTTTGGGATGTTATTACAATTGCATTGAACGATACCATACAACTCGTGGTGCGTATGCGATGACCATCACTTCCAATACTCCCACCTCGGCTAGTGTTTTAGTGAACATCAGAGAACCGATCATCTGCCCGTTCACTCATAAGGATCCGATGACAGGATTGGGACTCTCTAATCAGGATAGTTTATCCTTGACCCTTCAATATAATTCCTCGAATCTTCAAAGGATTTGGTCGCATGCTCCTTCAGCCGGAGTTACCTCTTTCAATTTGGCTGTGACAATTCAAAAACCGTATCTCTTTGTGACTTTCAGTTCTCCTCCGTATGGTTATGTCCCACGTCCATTAACTTATGCCTGTGATAGCGTGATTCAAGTCTCTCGAACTCTGAGTTCAATCCCCTTGGCTCCAAATGGACATTTGGATAACGTTACTTCTGGTGATTATCAGCTCAATGCGGTCCCTCAATGGCTGTTGATTAATGTGGGTGATGCTGATACTTACAAGACCATGAGCACGAGTGATTGTGCTTTAGCTATTGATCATTTAGAGATTATCTTTAACTCACGATCAGGTATTTTGAGTTCTTCCACAAAAGAAGAACTCTATGCGATTAGTAAGAGCAATGGATTACAGGATACTTTCGAAGAATTTTCTGGTCTGGTGAATACAGTCTCCGGACGGGCAATCGGCACCAAAGGTTCGTTCATCAAATTGGTGTTCGGCAAGGACATCCCACTAGCCTCTGGATTGTGGCCCGGAAAAGTAAGCAAGTATGATCTTCAAGTGAGACTCAATGTCACCAATACTAATCAGATCAATACGATCACCCTACCGACCATTTATACGACTTTCAGTTATATCAATAGTCTCGAATATCAAGAGACTGGTAATGTGGTTTCCAACTTTGGTATCCCTGAGCCACAAACACCAACACATTATATCGCATACAGCAAAGCACAACGCATGTACGGAGGTTCCTTCTTGGGGGATGCTTTGTCCAAAGTCATGGGTTTCTTGAAACCGGTGGGTCAATTTGTAAAAGACAATAAACTGATTTCAGGTGTCTCCGGTCTCCTAGGGATGGCAGGTGTTCCTTTTGCCAATCAAATTAGTGGTGTTGCTACTAAAATGGGATTGGGTGATGGTGATGGTGACGGAGGCATGCAAGCTTTTGGGGATGGCAAGGGAAAACATAAAAAACATCGCGGGGGAGAAGTTTTGACCAGACAAGATTTGGTCGAACGTCTCAATAATTTGTAAAAATTGAAAAGAAACATCCAGTCATTTTTTTTTTCATTTATTTCTCAATTAAATTTAATTGAGAAATAAAGTAAATTTTACCTTTCGGGCGAGCTTAGTAGTATCGGTTACGATCATGCCGTGTCAACATAAATTTGATGGATACACTTTGATGTGGTCCAATCAAAATTTGATGTGATTGATTATTCACATCCATCCAATAAATATTCGCCGTTAATTTATTGAGTGGTTCTGTCGTTAAGAGATGACTTTGCCGATATGGCGTCTCCGCAGTGTAGACAATTCGATCATTATAAAAATTAATCGTGGAATCACCAATAATGAAGTCTTGAAGCACAGGATAACCACCCGACGATCCTGTTTGTTCATTGATGGTATTCATATTGGTGGTAATGGAAATACCTTGAAAATCGATAAAGTTATCAAATGGGAATGATTGGGTCGTCATAACTAAAGTTGATCCCACCACATTATTGTGTGTGTTGAGAATCAGGAATTGATAATTAGTTGCGGTTTTAACGATTGGGAAACCTTGTATTTTGGTTAAAAGAGCATCATTAATTCCCAAAATAATCGGAGTCGCGGGCGCACCCGAACCATATGATTGATAAGTCGCTTGATCCACGGTTAGAGAAAATAATTGATTCACTTCACTATAAGTGAAGTACGGAATCACGGCAGATGGTAACGGTGAAAGGGCATTGAGTTGAGTCCATAGAGAAATCAACGTGGTGTTTAACATTTGAACGAAAACTTGAATTTCCCAGACTGATCCATCGGTTAGTCCACTTAAAGCGGAATTATAGACGACTGGCAAGGTCACTGTATTGACTCCATAAGACATGGACATTTGGAATTGTCCGTCCGTCATGTAGAATAGAGGAGTATTGTAATTGGGAACGCTAAAACGAACAATAGCCACATCCCACTCATCGCATTTATCGACCAAGGAAGCATTCAATTTAGCATTCAATTGTGCTGGCACACTGATATTTAAAGGGTTACTATATTGTAAATTATAAAAGATGGTGGTGATATCACCATTTTGATCTCGGATTTTTGACACTTGATTTTGATACATCTTGCTATATTTAACGTACAGATAATTTTTTTCTGAAAATTTCGTATAATTTAGCAATCGCCAAATCCTTATCTTTAATTCCTCGAAAACATGAGGCAAATTCATCACAACCCAATTGATCATAAAGCATGCGACACACAGCCCACATACCACAGGTTGAAGTGTGATGTTTTTGAAGTTTATAGGGTGAGTAATTCACGGGTACTCGACTTTGCGCTAACAGATAGGTTAGATAGGGTCGATCCTGATGTTTGGAATGTAAAAATTGAGGATCAACATCCTTCAATTCGTCGTCTGGTTTATATCCAAGCGAGTCGAAACATTGGAGTTGGCATCCCTGATGGTTATAAAATAAACAGATCCAATGACCGACTTTCGCCAATTGATAGAGTATAACGACTTTACTGTTAGGTGTTGGTAATAATTGATCCAATGTGGTATATTGATGAAGCTGTTCATAAGGAACAAATCGACAATTTGGCACAATGCGAGTAATATCCTCATTAGACAGAGGATGATGACAAATTAGTTTGGTCTTGCCTGACATTTTTTTCTCTATATGTATATATCCAGAAGAAAATGCATTGATTTATTTTAAAAATTTTTTTTTTTCTATTATAAGATTATAATAGAAAAAAATTTAATGGATCCTTTTCATTGTCTCATCCATCGTATCCTAACAGGACTCTTCGGAAAGAAAGCTCATTGGTACGGTTTGAGAGAGTCTCTTCAACATGTGAATCTGCTATCCACTGATGAGAATGGTAATAATGCTCTTTATTTTGCGATCATAGCAGAGGATATTGATATTGTTAAAATTTTATTGGATGCAGGTTGTGACCCAAGACACACCAATAATAACCATCAAACCCTGTTACATGTATTAATCAAACACCATTATTCATTCCCAGATCCTCCTCCACCAACCAATATACACGCAATTATGAAGCTCATATTAGAACATGGGACGCTTCAATTTATTAATCAACGTGATGATCATAATCAAACTGCCTTATCCGTGGCAATTACACATAATGACATTGAGGCCGCTGTCATGTTGTTGGAACATGGGGCTGATCCCAATGCTTTTCTCGAGCATGGAGCTGATCCTCATCTATTGAGCATTAATCATGAAAACTGTCTCCATCTATTATGTCAATCAAATGGTTTAGAATCGATGAGAATATTATTAGATTTGGGAGTTGATCCCAATCAACAGAATATCAAGGGAGAAACAGTCTTACATCTGGCATACAAATTACGTCGATTGCAGATCATCGAATTACTCTTGGAGTATGATGTCAGAACCGATCTCCAAGATAATATGTTTGGTGATGATTTTACTGACTTAGTTCGTCATCACAGAGAGAGGAAGAAGAGGACTCGACGTGCCTTGTGTTCGGCAGTGCACAGTCCTCAGAGTCCAATGTCGCAAATGATTCAAAATCCTTTCCTGTTCCAAGATCTGGTCAATTTATTACATATATAGACGAGATGGATTTTATTTCATGCGATCAAGTCAAACCGCATGACTCCATGATCATACATAAAGTATCTCGGATCATTCTTATGGACTAAAACCCATCTGGATCTCAATTGACGTAACATTTCAATCTTATTCTTGGTCATTCCAAGATATTGTTTACAGAAATAATGGATGTGGTGCTCGCCTGACGTCAAAGGATAGAGAATGGTATCGGTCATATTATTGAGTAATTCGGAGGTCTTTTGTCCTTCGTATAGAGCATGGGATGAACACAAAATACTGGTCTTGACATGTCGGCCGTTGGAACACAGGTCATTAATCAACGAAAACACATAGTCCTGAATCATTTGATTATTGACTTGATTACCTTTTAAGAGAGACAATTTTTCCTTATATTGTTGTAAGGCTTGATGCAGATTATCTTTACCTTGTTGATAAGCTTGTTTCACACACATGACTTCTTGTTTTAATTGACTTAATTGTGAGATAAACTTTTCTTTTTCGTCACGATATTGCTCCCGTAATTTTCCCTTTTCTTCTTTCTCTAAACCAGCGATCGTGGGCGCCTTGGGTCCAGTTTTATTGAAACTTTTGACTTTACTGATCGCATGTGTCACATGTGATGATAGTTCATTGACTCGCTGGCGTAAGGGTTCTAAACTTTGTTTCAGAGTCCGAATTTGACTCTCTTGTGCTTCTTTTTCTTCGGGTTTAACTTCATCGACCCAATCCGATGAAGTGATATCATCGAAGACTACTAAACAACCAGCAAAGTCATCAAGATGAAATTTTTCTTCGATCCATGAAATGTTAGGTCTCATCCGAATTAACTGCTTCTCCATGCCTCCAAATTCAGGGAGTTCGAAGGTTTCATCCTTGGCATGTTTCGAGATCATGACCACTTTTCGATCAGGAAAGAGTTTCAACCAATAGTGAATAAAACTGGCGATCATATATGACTTGCCAGAGCCCATAGATCCCGCTAACCAAATGATTTGTCTCATCTGAGTTGGTAGAGGCCTAATTTCACATTCGGTTTTGAGTTGATACGGATCTCTTTCACCCACTTGACAGGCATTATGAATATGATAGACATACCCATTTTTACTGTTAAAGCACTTCAAACATCGATTACATTGATATTGTTTACCATCTTGGCCTCGATGGAGTTGAGTTTCACGAGGGTGTTCTTCCTGATGCAAATAGATAATCCGATTACTATTCAGTTCTTTTGCAATTGGAATATCATTCGGGGTTTCGCTATGAAAAGAAAACATCTGAATATATATTTTATCTAAAGATAAAAATTTTTTTTCTATAATTTAGTATATAGAGAAAAAAATGTCAACCGATCTTTGCGGTGCCTGTTATCAACCGATCGATGAAGACGATGAAGATGTCTATGAATGTCAATCATGTGAACAAGCACTCTGCCGAGAGTGTTTTCGACATCAGCCTTTGTGTGATGGATGTGCCGGTGATGAACCAGACGAAGAAGAAAGCGAAGCAAGCGAAGCCAGCGAAGAAAGCGACGCGAGCGACGCAAGCGAATAACTTCCTCTTTTTTGAAAAAAAATTATTTGTTAAAAATAATTTTATTTTCTGATGGATTTAACATTTAAATAATCATTAATTGCTTTGAACAACCATATAATTGACAATCACTGATCGAGCATCGGATAGGTTATCGACTTCGATCGTGAAATTATTGTCTCCGATTTGATATTGAGTCACGTATTTGGAGAGACCCCCCAAATGAGTGTTTTCAACGGACATAATTTCAGTAAAGATCGTATTATTTGACGTTAATGGTAGAATATCATTGATTCTGACTAGAACAGTTGATTGTGCTGGTAGATCAATCGTATCGGAATGACCCACTTCCAGAATAGTAAAGGGCATTTTTGGAAGAGAAGCGGGAACATCTAACTTTTTTTGATGAATGGATTTAATTAAATTTGCGGTGACTTTCGTTGTGGGTAAAGATGGTGTCGCCGACGGTGTCGCCGACGGTAAGTATAAGACAGTTGCCATTCTTTTCTATATATTTCTTTGCAAACAAAAAAAATTATGACTTAATCGCTTTCTTCAGTTGAGGAATTTCTTAAACTTCTTAACTAATTGTTGAGTTTGTTTTTGCTTGGCGATTTTAGCTTGATCTCTCAAAGCTTGCAAAAGTTGATATTCTGTTGGATTTTGAATCACCATATTTTTGAGAATCACTGGGTCCGACATGTCAATAACAATCCCATTATCCTTGAGAGATTCCACCTGTTGTTGTAACATGGCCATTAAAGCTGACAATAAACCAGAGATAGGTTCTGAAGAAGATGGAACTTGTTCTGGTGTCGGAGGTGTTGGTAACGGACCAGCTGGATGTGTGAAAATTTGACTCGGAAGTCCTTGATAATTCTGTTGAACACGTAACATCGTATGTGTTTTAGCGTTGTCGGTCATGTTTATATATATATATAAATACAAAAAAAATGTGTGACCAACTGGACCTACGGACCTACGGACCTACGGAATTTGACCATTAGGAGTTAAAAGTCCTTCTTGTTTTAGCATTTCAGTCGTAACTCGATTGACATATTGACCTAGGTAGTCCTTTAAAGTAGTTAAATGGGTAGTTAGATCTTTTCCTTCTTCAAAGGTTTGATTAATTTTCTTTAATTCTTCATTGGAGAAGATGAGAACGCCAGCTAATCGATATTTGATATTTTCTAATTGATTTTGAAGCACCTCCATCGGTAGATGAGCTGGTTTAAGTTCTAACAATTTCAAAATAGTCCCAATTTCCGATTTGATTTGATAAATTAAACCTAATCGAGAATTAAGAATCTTTTCTACCCTCGCCATTAATGGAGTATCATTGAGAACTAAAGCATAACTGTATAATCTTTTGGCATATTTAATCGGATTATACTCTAATTTAGAATTGATCACTTGTTTCATCGATTTCCTGAGTGATTGTAGACGCCATTCTCGAAAATCGATCAAGGCTTCTTTGGGTAAATTCACATACTTAAAATTGCCGTCTGGCGCATAATATCCAATCAAGAAATAATTACTTTCATCTACTAAGCGACCATTCAGAATCGAAATTAATTCGATGTTACATTGTCCTACCTTATTGATCGAATCATCTAAAGTCACGCTGACCCCCAAAGGTAATTGTTTACGATTTTTGGCAATTTCTGAACTATTCCAACGAATGACAAAATGATTCCGAATCATTTTAGCAATTTTTTCATAAGCCAGTGCCGATCCTTGCTTCATTAATTGGGCTAATTGTGACACTTCATCACCCGACAATAGTCCTAATTGAGACCATACCGCGATTTGGTGTGACAAATTAGGATTGAACACATCATAGGGTTTATCCATATCTTTAGGATCGGAAAAACGTGGATCGGAACCGCATTTCACTTCTAAAAAAAATTTATTAGGCATCTGATTCAAAGTTCGAACCATTTCTTGAATTCTTTGTGAAAAAAAATGGACCGCTTGTTCACGGCTGGGTGCTCGATATTCTTCGATGGCATCAATATCACTGGGATACAAAATAGGACGATAACTTTGTGAACCAATGATTCGTAGGTTACTGTGTGCTTTATCTAACTTAATTAATTGAAGATCATCACGAAGAGCTCGAGGATAGGAATTGACTGGTTTGATATATTTGGTTGCTCTCATCTCATATATATAGATACATAGATAAATTTCATTAAATTAAATTGCATTTCATTAAATTAAATTGCATTTCATTAAATTTTCCGATAATGACCCGCTAAACGTTTAATGAAAGAGATCCATGGTTCGTTAGCTTTTTGTAAATTCCGATGTTGACGAATGAATTTAATCCAAGGATTAGTCTTATGACGTCCGTCACCACAAGCCTTACTTTTGTGTTTCCGACGTCTACTTCTTCCACCCATCCCCTCTGCTACATCCGCTAATTGATAAGGAACTTTAGGTGATTCTAAGGCTTGCACGATGGCTTGAGCTTCCTGTGGAGTCGCTTGCATTTCAGGGGCAATCTCCTGTAAAATCTCTTGTGCTTCTTTAGGCTTTCTGGGTTCCTTGTAAGTTAATTCAAATTGATCACGATAAGCTTTCTTTAATTGCGCCATAGTTTTCTTTTGTCCTTTCATCTCTTTCCTGAACTCAATCCAAGGATTTTCTCCTTGCGGATGACGGACTGGAAAATCACCCTTCAATCCGCCAGACCAATCGTTACCGAATCCCCCACCTGTTTTCTTCTTGAGGCGAAGATGGATCTTCTTTTTTGACTTAGATTTGACGACATGCGTTTTACGATATTCAACACCCATTCTCTTGACAAAATGAATCCAAGATTCACCTGATTTCCATTGAGTCTTTTTATGACGATTAAGGAAACTAATCCAAGGACCCTTCTTACGTCCACCACTGAAATCATTGCCGAATCCTTCACCAAATTGAATTTTGTCCATTTGCTATATATTATGTATATATATAAAAAAAAAAATGGACTTAAATATGTATTTTTCGTGTCATGGTTTTATTCTTAATGGTTAATCCTTCAAACTCAAATGAGGGTATGGTTTGATCATTGGTTAAATCAAATTCGAGAGTTTGTCCCTCGGCGATTTCTTGATACAATTGTTGAATTGATTTATGTTCTAATCGTGCTCGATAAGTCCAACAGGCAGGACGAATTCCTTTCGAACGATAATAATCGGCATGTCTTTCCTGTCCTTGTTCGGTCTTGCCAATCATTTGTTCATAATAGAGTTTCTTACTTAGATAAATGGCATAATCACAAGTAATGTCATTGACGATGCGATCCTCTTCATTCAGATAATCATTGAGATCTTTATTATCGACTTGAAATTGTCCTAAATTTTTGCCTCTGAGTTCCCGATGATAGCGTTGTTGATATTCTTGACATAATTGTGGTAATTGTTGATAATCCAAATGTGCCGAATCCGTGTCTTGATAATAAACGGAACAACCAATCTCTTGAGCGGTCACCATGACTTCATTCATGATGCGTTTGGACATGGCTAAAATTTCACTACCCACATGATTGGCTCGTTGTGAGGGAGTAAATTTTTCATCATAATACTCGACCACTCGGATGTCGGGACACAATTCACTATCTTTAATGACAAAATGACTATGTAAGGATAAGATATGAGCTAATTCTTTTGACCCCCGACACAATTGACGTTTGGTTCGATAGGGACGTTCAATGGGCTTCCCATAAGAAGAGACCATGATGATTTTACAGGTTTGTTGTAAGGCGTCATTATGGTCTCGTTTGGCTTGTTGTCGTAATTCATGGAGTTGTTGAATGCTCTTCGATTGTTGAGGGTTGCGTCCTTGATTGTAATAGAGACCTCCAACCACCGTTAAATGACATTGTTGGAATTGAATCAGATCTTCATATTCGATCATCGAGACCACCAAATGAAGACCGATTTTGGAATCATCATCATTCCAATCAATCAGACCTTCCTCGGTCTTCTGATGAATCAGAGGAAAATCAAGACGTCTTCCAATGGAATCAATGACCACTTCGACGAAGAAACCATCAACTTTGGTTTGATCATTGATCAAATACCTAGGGCAATGCAAGGAACCATGGTCGACAAATGAGTGGATGATTTTGGGGTTTCCAAGGAGTACTCCACCTAATTCCTGACCTAGACGAAACATCGCACTAGGATAGAGCGAACAGGCGTCGAGTGCGATCACTCGACGATCATTGACAATTAATCCCTTTTGATTGTTTCTGACCATGACTCGTCCTCCGACGATCGATCGTTGAACAAATTGATGATTATTACCGCTCAATAGTGTGACTCCTTGATAGGCACCTTGTTTAATCATCCAATGATGTGCTAATGAAGAGACGGTTAGATAGTCGAAGACATCAATCTCCATATGATCTTGAATCAGTTGTTGAAATTGACTAAAACACTTGTATAAAATATTGACATCTTGAAGACAATAATGACGGCAATAGGCTCTCAAATCGATCTTCCCATCAGGTCGAATAAACTGATGTTCCTTGACATTGTTCATGAAGCGTTCCAGTTCATTCTTGACTGGATTCACTAACCATGGTCGATAGTTGTTTAATTGCTCCCTCGTGACGCCGTGTTGAAGGGTCTTTAGAGTCAATAATTTATAAGGAAAGGCCTCTTTGAGATTGATTCCTAGAAAACCCTTGGACATCCCACTCAGATCGGTCGAAATGAACTTGTAGGTATCTCTGAAACTGATGGTGTTAAAATATCGAGGGTCATAGAACTTGTACTCATAGACATTGCCATCTAAAATTAAGGGTGCTTGTGGACGATAGCGTTGACTCTTGAGAAAGGTCTCTGCGAGGAAGGCAATATCATATTTGAGATTGTGAGCGTACATGATCAAATGGGTGGAAGTGCTCCCTTCAAGTGCTTCTTCAATCACTTGATACAGGTGTTGACTTAAATCAGGGACATCTAAGACATCCTTATATCTTCCCTCATATTCGCTAGCGAATTGATAGGCTAGTCCAATGGCTTGATGGATCTCATTCGGATCAGTTTCGAAGTCGAAATATCCGATGATATGCTGTTTGTATTTGTGTGATTTCATCGAATATTCTGGTCCTTCTGTTTCATTGAGGTCACTGACTTTGACTTCTTGATCATTAAAATATTGAGTCCTCCTCAGTTGTTCAATGGGAATCGGTGTTAATAGTTCCTTGTGTTCTAAGAGATAACGAACCAGATAAAGTGAGGTCACACCTTGATATGAACGTCTTCTATGTTGTGCGTCGGTGATGTTCCACCAGTCGGGTTGATCTTGAAGTTCCTGATAATGTTCCAGAGCATATTTGGAACACTTGATCTTTTGATAGAGAAACCAGTGCTCTCCTTCCACTCCGAGTTCGATCAGTTCGCAAGTCTCGTCCTTGGGTTGACCCCGAAAAGTATGTCCTTGATGATAATAAATTTGTTCAGTTCCTGAACCATGGTATTTATGAACCCCGAAAATGATGTTATAATGTTTGGAAATCTCACCGAGAACGGTTTTCCGTGAGGTGGCTTCCGTAAAGTATTGATTTCTGATTTCTTTGAGGGTGGGTGTTGGGATCTTGAGCGAATACATGAGAGCATAATTGAGACAATTATAAGTCATCTCAATGTTTTCTTGGGTGTAGATTTGATACTTGGTGAGATCCAGTCCTCGAAGATGATGATAATAAGGGAAGAAACTCCCGTTCCAGACATTATAACCCAGAGACATGTGTTCGGCGGGTGATTCGAGACTTAAGAGATAATGCTGATTATGAAGAAATTCAATGAGACGACCCGCTGAATCGCGGGCATATTCTGAAGAATTGATTTGTTCGACTATGTTCTTCCAAAAGTTTCTTCCTGAATAGTAATGCTCGGTTAACTGAGTCTGTAGATTCTTAACTCCAATGACCCAATAATCGAGTCCATTTGTGAAGAGGATCTGTGCTAAGGTTTCCAAGAATCCTGTCCGAAAGTCAGGATCTTGAACTCCATTAAGTAAGGTAAAGTCACGATGAAAGATTCGATGTTTTTGGTCATGAAGTTTTAATTCATCTTCCATCTCCTTGATAACGTAATAAAAGGTTTGATGATCTTCGGTGATCGATTCATAGACATTGCCATCGGGAATCGGTGTTCGACCATTGGTCCAGACATTGAAGACTGCTCGTCGTTCAATTTCAGCTTCGATCAAACGGCGATCGTTTTGTGATAATCCTTTGATTGATCGTGTATGAAAAATGTTTTCTAAATTATCTTTTTTTCGTTCTCTCCTCGAAGGACTGATAGTTCCACTATCACGTATCAAATCTTCCAATCGAATCAGGGATAATTTTTCCAATTTACCAATACTTCTAAGACGGACCTGAATTTTTCTTGACATAAATTCACCAATACTTCTAAGACGGACCTGAATTTTTCTTGACATAAATTTTTTATCTTCTATATCTATAGAAAAGATAAAAAATTTTAGATATTTTTTTTTTCATTTTTTTTTATGGTCTAAATGCCAATTCCTCATTTGCTCTAAATGTTTTTCTCTTCGTTCTTCATCGGTAGCATATTTGGGCTTAGCTCCTCGTTTGTACGGTGGTAAACCTCCATGTTGTTTGATCCTCCATTTCCTCATACCTTCTAAATGCGCTTGATGTCTTTCTTCTTCTGTATTATATTTTCTTTTGCGACCACGTTTTTTAGGTTCTTTAATTTCTGTGGGGACATCCGTTTGAGGTTTAAGTTTAAGGAAGATTTTAGACATTTATATATCTATAATAAATATTTTTAAAATATTTTTCAATTTTTATTGGGGGAACCTAAGGTAACCTAAGGTAACCTAAGGTAACCTCCTCTTTGCGTCAATTGGAAGGAAAGAGTCGATTATGGCCTTGACTTTGAATTGGAAGGAAATTATTTTGAAGGGCGAAGACTTTGGAATTTTAGAAAGGAAAGAAAGGGAGACCTAACAAGCTCAAATTAGAAGGGGGCCGAGGAGGAGGTACTACAATTCATCTACAATCGATGAATTGTAGTACCTTGACTTTGAATTGGAAGGAAATTATTTTGAAGGGCGAAGACTTTGGAATTTTAGAAAGGAAAGAAAGGGAGACCTAACAAGCTCAAATTAGAAGGTGGCCGAGGAGGCGGTACTACAATTCATCGATTGTAGTACCACTTGGTCAAATTTGAAGGGGGCCGAGGAGGCGGTACTACAATTTATCGATTGTAGTACCCCCTTGGTCAAATTTGAAGGGGGCCAAGGAGGAGGTACTACAATTTATCGATTGTAGTACCCCCTTTCTAAAATTAGAAGGGGGGCCGAGGAGGCGGTACTACAATTTATCGATTGTAGTACCCCTTCTAATTTTAGAAAGGAAAGAAAGGGAGACCTAACAAGCTCAAATTAGAAGGGGGGCCGAGGAGGCGGTACTACAATCGATGAATTGTAGTACCCCTTCTAATTTTAGAAAGGGGTACTACAATCGATGAATTGTAGTACCCCCTTCTAATTTTAGAAAGGAAAGAAAGGGAGTGAGAAGAAGACCTAACAATTCCTCACAAGCTCAAATTAGAAGGGGTATAAATTTCCCTTGGTCAAATTTTAGTACTCTCATATCTA